CTATACTAAAATCTTTTGATATATTTATTGTAGTATATACATCTTCTTCTAATTTTTCTTTGTTATATTCAATAATTTCATTTAAAAAATTCTCTACTATAATTTTATTATCTTTACTATTAAATTTATGATTATTTCTTATAGGTAAAATAGTAACAATAATTGCATGATTTTTACCATCATCATTTTTATTATCTTTTCTCCAGTCAATTATAATTCCAATATTAGTTGATTTAGAATGAATTCCGTAATTACCTTTAATATCTTTATATTTAGTTAATATAACATCAATTGCCTTATTAATAACTATATTTAAGTCTTTTCTAAATTCACTTTTATCTATATTAGGAAATCTATCATCACTAATAAATCTTTCTATTGAATGTTTAGTATCAATTATTTTTCTTCTACTAATACTTTCGTTTAATTCACTTTCGTTTAATATTCTAGTAAAGAATTCATTAAAAGAAATCATGTTTTATTTCTCCTTTAGATTAGTTTAACAATTCAAATATAACACAATTTCAATTAAATGTCAAGTTTTATTTTTCAGTAGGTACTAATAAACCATCTATATAAGTCAATTCAACTCCATTTTTAGGATCAATTACTTTATCACCTTCTTTTAAACTATCCTTAATTATATCTAATTCGTCAATGTCCATAGACAATTCTTGATCTTTTTCACTAATTTTATGTTTACTTCTATATACTTCTAATAAATCATTAAATTTTTCATCAACACCTTCTTCATCATCTTCTGGTTCTTCATCATCTTCACTATCATCTTTAGGTTTTTCCTTCTTAGTTGGTGGAGGTGGAGAATAATCATCATCATTATCTGGATCATCATCTTGTTCTAAGTCTGGATCTTTAGGTAATTTTTTAACTTCATCAGCTAATTGTTTTTCAATTTCTTTCTTTTGCTCATCAGTTAATTTTAAAATATTATCCATTACCCATTCTCTTGAAAATATAGTTAAATTTCCATTAAAATCTCTTAATGTATATTCACTAATAGTTTGTAGTAATTCTAATCTTGACTTTAAAGCCGCAACTCTTTTCATCTCATCAAAATCATTATTATTTAAGAAATTAAATGTAATAATTCTCTTATAAGTATCTTCCCACTCTTCTTCATTACAAATACCTTTAGCGATTAAATGTTTTTTCAATTGATTTCTAAATATATGAGTTAATTTCAATCTTAATTTAGTAATAAATTTAAAGAATGATAATTCTTCTCTTTCAACTTCACCAGTTTCTCCAAATTGAAATGTTGCCTCTTTACTTCTTCTTAATCTAGGAACTTTTAATGATCTATATAGCAAATCTTGAAAATACTCTAATACTGGCATTTCACCAATATTCATATCACTAGCAGATAAATTTTCAATTTGAGTACCCTTTTCACCATTTCTTCTACCAAGATAAATATCTTTAGTTAATTTAATCTTATCTTTTGAATTACTAGTTGAACCAGTTGCTGGATCATATTTAATAACACTTGAGTTAGCTTTAGCGATATTTTGAATTTTAGCAAGTGCTTTCTTTTCTGGCATATCACCAACATCAATATAATAAACCATTCTTTCAGTTGATCTAGTCAATGCATAAACAATAATAGATGTTTCAATAGAATTTAATTTATTAATTGGCATTACTGCATAATTCAAATATGACATATACATTTTTCTGGCTGGATCCCAACTTCCAGAATTACATACTGAAATTTGATCTTCAACCCATATCTTTTTCATTGCTGTTTCTTGATCTAAGAATGAATATCCATTTTGATCATATTTTTGTTTATAATAAATAAATTTCTTCTTTTTTGGGGAAAATTCTTTTATCATTCCAATAGGATCTAAAATATTAATTGCTTGAATACCTTCTTTCATATTATCATTATCAAATATATCCTCAGATATTAGAACACTATCAACATAAAATCTTCTAAAATAAGTCTCTAAATTTTCATCTAAATTTTGTAGTCCATATAAATACTTCCACTCATCAATAATTTTCTTTTTATTATTTTCTGTAATTTGCTTATCATCTAGTTTTTTAAAATCTAAAGTTATTATATCTTCACTTAAATCATTAGTAACAATTGCATCATTAACTATTTCTTCAATAGCTTCTTGAACTTCAATATGTTGACTAGACATATTTCTCCACATTGGAATATATTCACTGGGATTTTTACTCTTATACAATTCTACATATTCACCTTGACTTGTATTAGTATAAGCAAAATCAGATAATACGTCTTTTTGCGCGGAAGTTGTAGATAAATTTTTATTCACTTCTTTGGATTGTAATATATCTTTTTCTAATTTCTCATTTAACTTTTTATTTCTTCTTTTATTCTTTTTTGCCATTTTTTGTGTGTTCCTATTTTTAAATTTAATTAGTTTTAGTGACCTCTTGTATAATGCTTTAAAATATGACCTTTTGATAATGAACTCCAACGCGCTGAAACTGACTTAAAGTGCTTCCCAAAAAGATGGGGGAAGAACTTAATTGGGACACGCCGCATCCCTGTGGCTCTTTTAATGATATAATTTCTTAATGCTGGATTTTCTTTATTTAATATTGCTTTACTTAAAGTTGGATTACTTTTTATGGCATCATAAGTTAATTGAAAAAATCTCTGTTTTTTTAATTTTAATGATTTTGTGTTCCTATAATCACTTTTCAAAAACGAATCAATTATAATATCTAATATTTTTCTTCTCTGATGTTGATTAATCCAATGTAAATTCACTCCTTGAAGTATATAATTACCTGTTTTTTTAGCTTTAAATGTGCCTAAAACTATAATTAAAGGCGACTGATCAATTTTTGGTAGGATTTTTTTGTATTTAGCATCATCATATTTCATAACTAATATATCACCAGCAACAATATCAGTGACTTTTCTTAATTGTCTTCTTGATATATCTTTTATTTCTTTCTTCTGTTTCTTTTTAGCTTTTTGTATTGCTAATATTTCTTTTTTAGTTAGTTTCTTTTTCTTCATATATTATAATCTTCTTTTATTCGTATCAAATACATAGTTTAATTCAATTTTAAATGTAATTATATATAAATACTCATCTAAACATTGAAATTGATTTAAACACTACTTATGGTCTAATTTCCCATCCATCATCTAAAGCATCATAAATATCTGCATATTTTAACTTAATTCTAATACCAGTATATAAACTCTCAACGACAAAATATAAATTATCATTTTTTCTTATCTCAATATCAATTATTTCTACATTTTCATTTTCTCTAATAATTAATTCATTATTAAAAAAATAATTTTTATTTGCTACCATTTTTCATACTTCCTATTTATCTAATTTATTTCTTTTTTATTAAAACATAATATATAGTATAAGATTATTTACTTTTCAAATTTTAGCCTTGCAAGAAATGCTTCAGTAATAATTTTAAATTCAGCATTAATTCCTTTTTCTCTTTCTTTTTTACAAAACTCTTCTACGGATTTCCATTTTTCAAGATTTTTTCTATACTCAAGTATCATTGCTGGATATGAAGGATTTCCATTATTTATAGGTTCTTTAAGTTTATTGCTAGGTTTTACTTCACAATACCATATTTTAATTTTACCATTTTTTACATTTCTTAATTTTACTACATTGTCTAAATAATAAGTTCTCCATTGCTTTGAACTATTTACTATTGTTCCTCTATATAATTTAAAAGGAAAGAAATATTGAAATGTAGTATCTTCACTGTCCCAACCAATTACTTCCCAATCTCCAAATTTTGAAACTATGTCTAAATAGGAACAGAACCTGATTTCATAGCTCGATCTTAAATTAATTGCTTCATTTTTATTTCCAATAAACAAATTTGGTTTTGTGAGTTGATTGCGAAAATCTTGTATTTGCTGATAATTTACTTTTTGAGTTCTATAAGTTCTTTTCTTTGCTGATTTCTTAGTAGATACAGCAGACTTCCTTTTAGTATTTCTAGGAGTTTTAGATTTATAATTCGTCTTTAGATATTTATTTTTCTTTGGTTTATATGTCATTTATTCACCTATTAATTCAAATTCAAAATATGTATATACACAGCTTGCTTGTAGTAATAAATTATCTGTATTAGTAATGTCTAGATCTACTTGTTCAACAGATTCGATAAATAAATCATGAAATTTAAATTTACCTATAGGATTATTTTTAGTACTTAATATAGTAACAGTCGCATCAAATATTTTCTTTTTTGGTTGTAATATACCATCAATACTATGACCAATCATTATAGAATTAATTAATTCATTATATACCTTCCACTCTCTATCTAAAATTATACTTAAATTTATATTACCAAATTCTAAACTATCACCAGGTATTTTTATTTTATGTCCATAATTATTATGTTCTATTACACCACTCGTTACACTAGGTATAGGTATTTGTTGAAGATAGAATTGAGTTTCATTTAATTCTTCACTTAATGACAATATATAATTACTGGTCTTTGCAAACTTTATTTGTTTTATCATAATTACTAATTTCTCTTTTTTTATTAAAACATAATATATAGTATAAGATTATTTACTCTACTAATATTTATAAAACTTTTACTTGACATTTAGCTGTTTTATTAGTAAATTATAAATATGATTAAATAATTGAATTGATAATTAAATAAGAGGTGAAACTATTGAAAGTATCAAAAGAAGAATTTTTAGAAAAAGTAGATGAATTATTTAAGGATATTAGAAAAAGTATAGGAGAAAATGAGCAAGCATTTACTTTTATGTATTTGAGGGAATTAGAAGAGAAAATAGATAAATATTTTGAAAAAGAAAAATCCACTAATTAATTTTTAGTGGATTTTTTAATTTCTTTACTTTTACAACAAGGACATTTAGTAGGTATATAGTTCTTTTTCTCTATGAATGTAAATTGACATTTTTTACATATCCAATCTACTTTATTCTTCATTATATATTTTAGTAATTTATCCATTCTTGAGTTTCTCTATTCCATTTACTATGTAATTCAAAATGTGGTCCATCTATGAAACTCTCATTTTTCTTCCAGTCCCCATTCCAATCAATTCCAACTCTCAATCTTATGTTAAATTTCCCCAGTGCAATTCCTTGAACAAATCTAGCAAACTCTCCAATTGTCTGAATATCATTCCAATCTATACCATTATCATAAGGCATTACATCAACAGCATAAGATGGAAATGAATTATGTTTACTGTTTGGATATTTAACTTTAGATTTACCAGTATCATAATAACTATTTTGTGTTTCTTTATTTCTAAATCCTGCCAATATAGAGCAATCTCTATACTTAATAACATAATTAAACATCATTTGTAAATCTCTATGACAAGATTTTAAATTTTGTGTTGATTTTTCACTAAAACTATATTTATTTTTATTGAACATAATTTTATCCTCTCATAACATTAAGTTTTTTTACTGAATTATATCCAAGTGACGAAATCCAAGTAGAAACCAAACCATCAGGTATTTCAAATAATTTACCTGCAATCTCAATTTGATTTAAGTCTATACTGTCTAAATTCCACATATAAATAATTTTACCTATCCAAAAAAACAATAGTATAATAGTTAATATCCAAGTAGTAATTCTACCAATACTTATTGATTCACCATTATTATCTGATATTAAACTAATCCATCTCATAATCATAATCCTCTAAATATTCATCTTCTTTAATTAAATATTCATCTTCCCAATTTTCTTCATTAGTAGGAACACTTTTACAATCACAATCCAATATCTCTTTTTTACATTTCATACAAATAGATTCTACCATTTTTATTTATACCTTTTTTCTTTTCTTTTAATATCAGTTAAATTAATATTCAACATTTTAATAGTCATTTTATCTAAACCATAATCATTTTTTAATAAAATTTTAACTAATGATTTAATTGTGTTCTTTTCTGTATTTATATTATTATTCTTTGCTAACTTAATAATTTGATTATCAGGTAAAGCCATTTCATTTATTTTGTTGTATAGTTCTTCAAATTTTATCATTTTTTAATAGTATCCACTTTAAATTTTTCATTCATACCAAAATATATTTTATTCTTATTTTCTCTATGTAATCTAATGTAAGATTTAGAGAATAATGTTATCGTGTCAATTTTAGTACATTCAAAATATAATTCTGGTATTTCTTTATAAGGATAGAAATGTAATATTATTCCTATCATTATTATTAAGTATTTATAAAAACAATACTTCATCTAAACAAATCTCCTAAAGTTAAAGTATAACCTAATGAAACGATAGGTAATATCTCGCCTTTCCAATTATAACCAATTCCAGTATTTATACCTATATTATGCCACCACTTCCAATTAGATTTTTTTGGTACTATAGTTTCAGCTATTATTTGGTTATATATACCCTTAAACACTTTTGAATACATATTAGTATTTGAT